GGATCAAACTCTTTGCAACTAAAAACATCAAGGTAGATATGTTGTAGATTATCTACAAAGTGGGCAACAATACTACTGGTGACAATGACTTGAACCACAGTAAATCCAGCCTTGTCTGGAAATTTGCCAGCGGTGTATTCGATCCTAGGCTCACCAATTGGCTCCATGTCAATGTCTTTGACCAGCTGTCGAATCCATGTATCAACATTGTCAAAGTCTTTCATTTGATCCAGATTGCATCGACCGCAATCTAAAATTAGGTGGTAACCCCAGTAGTTCATTTTTTCTCCAGTAAACAGTTAACATTGTAACAGATTTATATCTGTTCAGCAACCGCGCCGCCCCAAGTTAACTTACACAAAAATAAATCTTCTTTATTTTTAAATCTCAATTGTGTCATTTCGTCCCAAGAGCTACCTCTTACATCACTTACATCACTGGTTTCCATAATCCATTTGTCGTCATCGCCATGATACATATTGTAGTAAGAATTGTCATTGCGGGTGGTCATTACCAATCCGCTGATGTTTTCACATAACCAATTTAGCAATGCATCAAGGTCAACATCGCCAATGTACAGGCTGTTAAAATACATTGAAGTTTAACATAAAGTATGCCGCCTCATCTTTGCTGGTGATGTTTACAGTGACCATTGGATCACCTGAATTAAATCGAGGTGTACAATCAGCAGTAGGACAATGTGTCTCCATCCACTCTGTGAACTCGCGGTGGTCGTTGCAGTACACCCAACAATGCCATCCGATGATTTCCTCTCGAAACTCGCGAGGATCCATTCCAGGCTTTAATAACACGCTGGGAATGTCATGCCAGCCATCATCAAACCGCCAGTGATGAACTGATATTTGTTGTTTCATTATGAACCGTGATACAATTTAAAAAGAGCCACATCTTCTTTTTCTTTGAACAAGATACGATTACGAAACTGATCGTCAACCCAGCACCAGTTGGAATTTTGACATACATCATATTGAATATGAGGGTGCAAGTGATGCCACTCCCAATCTTTAAAGCCCTTACTTGCACCCCATGTGCTCCAGCACCATGCTCGAACATTATGAAAGTTAATTTCATTGCTTTGACTCAACTCGACAAAGTACTTGAAATATGGATAGCCCGAGTATCGCTTGTCAATTTTTCGTACTTGCATCACATCCACATTCTAATTAGTGCTATAGTATCAATAGTGACCAACAAAACATAGTTGGCCAGCATGCCAGTGCTTCCTCTAGTTTTACTAGCCCATGCAAAGATGGCACATTGTAAAATGAACAAGGGATACAGAATTAAAAACGGAGGAGTGGGTACTGTAAGCATCATTGTAAAAGCACAACCAATACTCAAAAACCAAGCAAAAATTTCCAGCACACATCGTAAGGGATTTTCCCGCCAGTCCTCCCTAATGTAGTCACCTACACTAGCAAGCAATTTCTTCATTACTGTTTGTTTTTAGTTACAATTAGAATTTCTTCTACTGCTTCAAGGTCTGATTGGTCTTTATCAAAGTCTCCCTTGAAAGCTTTGGTAATTGCTTTGGTCAGGACAGCTGGTTTAATTTCCATTTCTTCTGCAATGGCCGCAACAGTTTCTTTTAATCCAACACTGAGGTCATCAATTTCTCGTTTGACTTGGACACCTTCTTGGATCACTTTGGTAAGTTTGGCAATTTGTTCTGGGGTAAAGCTCATTTATTTCTCCTGTGAGTTGTAATCTACAGTACGAGTATACAATATTTGTGCCTACAAGTCAAGTTTATTGTCGTTCAATATCATCTTCAACACAACTTGATCCATACTGTATCTCTATAACTTTACATGGCATTGAATATGGATTGCTAAGTTGATGCCATTCATTGTCTAGTATGTCTATTCGGTCGTGTACTCTCAGCGTCNTAGAAGGCATTTGATAACCAGATGCCATACGGGCAGTCACGTCACACATGCCTTGTACCACATGCCAAAACTCTTTTCTAAACCTATGGCGTTGCATACTTAGACTTTGGTTTGGCATCACAGTCAGCTCTTTGACCTTGGTATGAAACATGGCATCATCTTCATATAATACACGATAGTAGCCCCAAGGCCGTTGTGTTTTTGGACTTTTCCATTCTTCTAGTATCCAACTACTGCTGTTCTTTTTATTATTGCCACCTATACCAAATACAAATTTAATATTGCTATCTTGTACATCCATTTCTGGAATATTATCTTTGGTCCTATCGCCACCGTTGGCAAATATCAGTTCAGCATTGGGATAATGTGCTCTTGCTTGTTGGATAAAGTGTCTAGCAGAATCATCACGGTCATTAAATGTATAAACTTCATCCACCATGCTCAAATTGTTGATAATACATAATCGTTCATTCCAGGGCATGAATGCTTGGCCCTTTTTGCGTTCAAGCCATTCATCACTGTTGAGACCAACAATCAACATATCGCCCAGGGTTCTTGCTTCTTTAAAATAAGCAATGTGTCCGCTGTGAATAGGATCAAATCCACCTGTTACCAATACTATTTTCATAAAGAATTAAATTTTCCTTTTATTGTTTCAAAGTCTGGATTGTTTTCAAATCCAACCTCAACATAGTATATATGCTCTGTGTTTTCTGTATTGATATATCTGTAAGGACCGGGTGCGATTAGATAAGTAGAGTCAGGAACAACTTCACTGCCAATGGTTTTAAACGGTCCCTTAAAAAAGTTTTCATCTGTGATATTTTCTGTTGGATCTATCCACTGCACTTGTAAATTATTATGTGCGGTCACTGGTATATGTAATCTACACTTTCTGCTAGGTACTGATTCATCAAACTGCTTATCTTTAGTTGGATCATAATTTTCTCCTCGGGCTCGGGCGTGAATCGGAACAGTTACTATTGATGGTTTAATACAACATAATGCAACATAGGCCACTGACAATTCAAGTTTGTCATATATGTCATTCATAAAATCTATAGTATCAATCAATCCTGGAGTTTGCCTAATGTGTCTTAATACAGATTGATTTCTAGCCACTCCTAATTTTGATGATTTTAAATCATTGACTACGACTGGAAACCAATCCATAATCTGTTGTGCATCTTGTGCATAATTTGTTTTAAGTGCAAATATATTTTCCATGTTATTCCAAAAATAAGGGTAAGCTTTGACAATTGGTTAGTCCCCTAGTGATACCACCAATCTTGGTCCAATTAGAACCAACTATCTCTGCAAGCTTTTCTAAGCCGGCCTTGTACACTTGCGTATGTTCTGCGTTAGTGTCCTTAAGGAACCATTCATCCCTGGGACTCCACATTAATAAAAAATCATGCTTGCCACTGGTGTAGGTATCGGGATTCCAATCAGGATACACCAATCGATGTAGTCCATCATTGGTAAGATACCAGGTGATTCCATTCTTTTTAACATGTCCGAGCGCATTGCTTTTCTTACTAAGCCACCTGCTGTTTAAATCAATGTCTGGTATGTTGTTCAAGTACCGCTTGATGATATGTCCTTGTTTGCTTAGTAATTCTCTGGCATCTGGACTCCAGAAAAAGAATTCATCGTTTTCCCATGCACGGTCTAGAGTTTGTGTCAATGGATTAACTGAGTTATCGACAATGTCGACAAATTGAATGGCAAATTTTCCGTTGATATTGGTCACCCTTGGCTTGTCCATGCCCCATACAAAGCATACCCGCTTTCCTTGAGCAAACAAGTCTAAGTAGTCTTTTTCTTTTTCTCTAATGTATCTACGAGCTTGCTGGTTTGGACTAAACACAGCATTTGCTTTATAGATAAAATCAAATTTGTTATCGTCTTTGTCAAACAAGTCTGCTTGATAGTCCAACTGATCAACCAACCGAAACTTTGTATTAGGACTAGACTCTAGTATCCTTTCTGCCACAGGAATGGCCACCTGTTTTACTTCACTGTTGAGATATGTGTCCCATGAACCATCTCCGCCCATATTATGGAATGTGGCAAGTTCATCTACAAATAGTCCTTCATCAACAAATGCACGAAGCATGGTGTAACTATCTGCGCCACCCGACCACCAAAGCACAATGTAGTCGTAGCGTTCTCTGATTTGCCTAGCACGGGCTTGATACAATTGTTTCAAAGAAACAGGTGGCTCAATGGTCCAATCAAAATTTGTAAATTCGGCATCATTAAAATTCCAATGTACTTTGTTACCGGTCTTATTGGCCAGCTCAATTGCTTCTACCTTACTGTAGGTTTTGAAATCGCCTACCTGATAGAATCCAAATTTATCTTTGCTCTGATGCGGTAAAATTAAGTTAGGGGTCATCTACGGATATTTAATGGTTAAGTAATTGCATGACAAGCCAAAACCTATTAGGGTCAAAGTACCCAATAATTGCCATGGCAATGAACAAAGTTAGTGATGTTAATCTTGCCATTGCTGTTAGGAAAGCTGGCGCAATTCCAAGCCTTTCTGTTTTTAACTACTTCACATCAGCTGACTACATCAATGATGATCTATTAAGGGCCGCGCTAGTCAGATATAAATCAGCCATTGGCGATTGCAATGTTCTTTTAAGTATCAGTGTTACTGAATTAATAGATAAACGATTTCAAAAAGTAATTGTAGAAGAACAAGTCGGACTAATTGAACTAATACCAGATTCGCCAGGTGAGACACCATTCTCTCAATTTCGCAACGAGCAACTCACTCTGGCAATTGACGAAATTCGTAGCAATGGAGTATTGATATTTGTCAAGGTGTTAACACTAGAAGATGTAATAGACAACATTGACGGCGTTATACTAAAGGGCAATGACGGTGCTGGCCGAGGTACCACTAACTTAGAAATATTATTTGAAAAGATTCGCAATAAATTTGTTGATCTTCCAATCATTGTTTCTGGCGGAATTGGCACAAGCGCACAAGTCAAATCGTTCATAGACAGTGGCGCATTGGCCGTTGGCATTGGCACACTATTTGCCGCATCAATAGAAAGTCGTGTTTCACATGAGACCAAATTAAAAATGGTACAAGCAACCGCTGACAGTATTACAAAGTTAGGTGGTGGCGCCGAACAAAATGCATTGGTATTTTCGTCAACCTCAAACGACACTTATAATAATACCAAAGGATTAATGGCCGGCATAAAAAGCCCAGAGTCTGGTCATATATTTGCAGGCACAGGAGTGAATCATATCACTGGCATCCTACCAGTAGACGAAATTATACAAAACCTAGTTAAAGATTTATAATTTTCTAGGATTACCGTAGTGAATAACAGTCATGCCTGGCATGTCTGGCAATGTGCGCCATGGGTCAACAATGACACTGCCTGGCGCAATGTCAAAGTAGAAACTGTCTTTTGTGATCTCTACACCAGTACCAGAATAGGTAATGCCAGCATTGTGTGCCATCAGCACAACTGCCTTAGGCGACCCAAAAATAACATCTCCGGTCAGTGGATCAGCATAATACAACTGAACATTGTGTCGTTCAACATAGTAACCAACCAATTCACTATAGCTTCCAATGGTGTAAGGAACATAGGGCTTGTATGCACGACCATGAATGATCACAGGAATGTCATGTTCTTCTGCCAATTTAACCAACCTATCAGCCATCTTCTTGGCCTGCATATCTCTACTGCCCATAAAGGCATGAAACAAATCGTATCCAAGGTCGTATTCTTCTGCCAGCCAGCGCAAGGCAATGTTATCTCGGGGATGGCAAGCACCAGCATCGCCCATACCAGCAGTCAAATATTTTGGACCAGTGATTCTTTGTGTAGCGGCCTTGAGTGCATCAGTGACAACATCAACATTGATGTTGCCATTGGCTTCTGCAACATCTTGAATCATGTTGACTAGCCCAATCTTGGCGCTGATAAATGTGTTATAGAAAATCTTAATGGCTTCTGCTTCATCCCATGTGCCCACATTGATCTGCGGCGTATTTTCCATGATGGGTTTGTAAAAGTCAATTAGTAAGCCAGCATCACCTGTGCGAGTGCCATCTTCTGTGCCAATGATCAAGCACTCAGGATTGACCATGTCCCACTTAACCGAGCCCATGGCAATCAAATAAGGGTTGTAGATGAAACGGGCATTGGTAATCAACGGTTGTAAATGCTGTCGTACTGTGCCTGGTAAAACTGTACTGATAAGAACTACCAATTGATCTCGAGTCACATGCGGATTAATCTCACCCAACACTTGTTGTACAATGCTGTAGTCAAAGTTCTTTGGAGGCAAATCTGTAATTGGTGAACTGCCACCATAGGCTGGATCATGCGGAGTAGGTACTGCTACAAAGATTAAATCTCGTCCTGCTACTGCTTCTGCAATAGTATCTAATAATGTAATTTGGGCTTCTGGATCTTTTACCACATCGTATCCAACAACATCATAGTGTTTTGCCATTACTTCTGCACATGGTAAACCTAATTTACCACAGCCAATCATTGCTACTTTCATCTCAGTCCTTAAAAATTATAACTGTATTTATTAAAATGAATTCCAAATTCCTAAAACAAGCTGATATAACTGTTTGTCTGGATGAGGTTTACATAAAGTCAAGTGCCGCTGATTAAACAACTGTTGGTTATGTTGTAAAATTGGTTTTATTTTTTCTCGCATGTACAGCAGTTCTTCTGGTGACAAACGGGATATACGCACAACTTCATTCAGAGCCATTCGGATTCGCTGATTTAGATCCTGTACACAATCATAGCTTTCGTCCCAGAATGATCCAAATGTATAGTAGCCCTGTCGACGCAATTCTTTCAACATGCCTGGACTGGAAATTATAATAAAAGGATGGCCTGCGGCAATTGTTTTCCAAGTTTTTTCACTGAAGAAAATTGTTCCTGCATCAAATAATGTTTCGGGTACTATGGACAAAAATGTCTGTTGATAATGCTCAACAATCAAATCCCATGCAGGATTGAACTCACCTAAATTTTTGTCAATTTCAAGCGGAATCAACTGGTCTAATTTTAATGCCTGTGCTTCCAAATCTGGCCGTCCGTATTTGACAACTCTGCTCACGCTGTTTTTTAGATTGTCGCCCCAGTAACTGATCAAACCCTTATCAACAAGATTCCTTTTAATCAACTCACACATCAATAATGTTCGATGTGGTCTTGGTCTACGATTGTAACTTAAAAAGAATTTGTCACTGGGCTGATATTCAATTGGTTGATCCAGTAGCACAGGTACCCAGCATATAAAAGTATTAACAGTCATTGTTGTGAAATTATAACCGGCAGTCAATTCTTTGCCTTTGAAATTACCGTGTATGTAATACACTTGGTCTTTGTTAAGTTTATGTTTGATACACCATTCATTTAAAATCTTATAGTCATTTTCAAACGATAGGCTGGCACTGGTTCCTTCTAGAGGAAATATCAACACAATCTTGGCCGTGCCCATCTTTACATCGGCAAACACTTGATCGTGAATGAGATCAAATCCAATGTCTTTATGACTATTAAAA